GGTGAACTATTCACTTTAGCGCCTACTACAAACTTAGTGTTGTAACCTAAGATAGGGCATACATCCCTTTTTATTTTAAGGATATAGTCATCCCAATTAACTGTTGAGCCATCAAAGAATTCAATCTCGTGACTACCTAACTTTTCACGCTTAACACTACCAGAACTTACACTACCTTGAACTGCATTAACTGTACCTACTTGCTGTAAGAATAGGCATTCAACTTTAGGTTTCACTTCATCTGTGTCACCGTACTTATCAATAAGTTTTTGAGCAATGCTTAGTAGTTTCTCTGGAGTTAAGGTATTCGATGGAGGTATGTAATCCTCCGTATCATCAATAACATCTTGTGCTGTAAAAGTCATATTTTAGTACCTCTTATACCGAGAAAAGGGAGCAGCCGAAGCATACTCCCTTGACATATACAGACTATTAAGCGATGTCTAAGTTGACGATCAAGTCTGGACGAACTAATGCAGTCAAACGGTTCTGCTCGTAGAAGCCAGTAACGCCTGAGAAGTCGTCAGTGTAGAACCAAGAGTACATCTCACGAGCTTGAGTATTCACGATACCGCGAACTTTAGCAGGAGCATATACTTCTTTAACCATACCTTCACCAACAATAAGTGGGATCATGTATGCAGCCTTATCGCCGATCAACTTAGTACCACCGATGATTTCAGAACCGTAACGAACAAACTCAACACCTGATAATTCAGATAGGAAGTTGTCGAAGCGGTAACCGTTGCTGTCGATAGTAGGAACAGCTTGTGAAGCTAGATCCAAAGTAGATTTAAGAGGGCGACCTAGAGATTCTAGTTTCTCAGCTTCATAAGCAGCGTCCATGAAACTGTCACCAGCGATAACCATGTAACCGGCAGCACGAAGGCCGTATTTAGCAAGTTTGTTAGCTAATAGGTTTTTCTGCTTACGTACAACTTCGTGTGGGTCTACAGTAGAAGCGAAGTCGATTGTGATAGCAGCAGCACGGCTAGAACCTAAGATGTCGTTATGGAAATCGTAAACAGCAGCAGGGCCACCTGAAGTACGGTTAGTACCAACAGTTAGTAGCTGAGCATATTCTAGTTCAGTTTCTAACATGAAAGCTTCTTGAGCTTTAGCGATTTGGTCAGCAAGAACGTCTGCTTCAGTTAGCATTTCGTTAGTACCTGCTTTACGGCGACCATCGTAATCTTCTGGCGCTACGTTAAGGCGAATACCTTTAGAACCGATCTCGTAGTAACGGGTAACCGCTTTATCTTTCGCAATATCTTTACCGCGCTCATCGAAGCGTTTACCGCTTACTAATTGAGGGGTGTATTTGGTTTCATCGTATTGGAATACGTGAGTTTGACCGTAAACTTTGTTTACTTGGTTAGCACCACCCATAAGAGCAGTCAATAGCTCAGGGCGAATGTCAGTACCCATGTTAACTGCATTATGTTGATCTTGCAGTTGGAAACCAGCACCTTCAGCACGTACCAATTCTTTTTTGATGTCTACGTTAAAATCTGTCATTTTGTTTATAATTCCTTATTAAGCAGTGATGTAGTTAGGGGCGGCAGTAGCAGCAGCATCAACTACAGCAATACCTTGTTTTTCTAGCTGAGCTTTGAACAAAGCAATGTTAGGGGCTGATGCAGCACCGAAGTCGATACCAGCAGCTTTAACAGCACCTTCACCACGATACATAACAGTTAGTGGTTGTGCAGTTGAAGAAAGAGTTACGTCAGCGCGATTAACACCACGACCTTCTTTAGTACCAACAACTACTGCTACAGGAGCGCCGTTAGGTAGGCTAGAGTCTTCTGTGATTGCAGAGATGTCTTGAGCTAGAAACACTTCAAACTCATCGTTAGTAGGGTTCCAAACTACAGGGATACCCATAGCTTCAACTGCACCAGAACCCGCTACGTCTGCTGTTGCGAAATGATAGTTGATAGCACCTTCGCTACCGATTTTAGAGAAAGCTGCAATTACTTCGCTCTCTACTTTACGTTCTGTACCTAGTACTGGCATTATTTAGCTCCTTGTTTGGCTTTTAGTTTTTCGATAACTTGTTCTTCAAGAGATTTAACAACCTCTTCTTCTGATTCTACTTCAGCAGCACCCTGCTCTTCGCTAAGGGCTTTAGCAATTTCATTTTCAGGTTGCACTTCTTCTTTAGCTTTAGTGATAGCTTCATCTTTAGCTGCTACAAGAGCATCTAACGCTTTAGTGATAGCAGTGGTGTCATCCAAACCTACCATCAAATCTACTAAACCTTTTTCTACTTCTGCTTCAAAACCATAACCAGCTAATACTTCTGATTTAAGTGTTTGAGATTTATTAATACGCTCAAGCTCAGCGATCTTATCAAGAGCTTTTTGCAATGCTTCTTCTGACATGTCAGTTCCTTTTGTTTCTTCGTTTTGTTGTGTAACACCAGTGTTATCTTCTGAAAGCTCTTCACTTTCTTCCGATTCTTTTTTAACTTCAACCTCAAGAGATTTCAGTAAATACGGTTCGTCCTTCATAGAGGCTGCCCCTTTTGAAGTAAGAGCAATATGTGCTCCTTCAAAATCAAAATGTACGTCCTGTAAATAACGCACTTTCTTTGTCTTCTTAATACTATCTAACTCGTTCATCTAAATTTCCTTCTCAACTACAGATCCAGCCTTAGCACCAATACTCCAGCCTGTGTAGGCACCATTCTTCCTAGCAGCCCATAGATCTTTATCTACGTATTTAACTTTAAGTAGTGGAGTACCTTCAGAGACGATATGGCCTCCAATAGACATATCACACTCAGCTACAAAAGCTTTAATAAATGTGAAACCGTCAGTTTGATCTTTGTGATCGAAGTTACTTTGTAGTGTTCCCTCAGAAATAGCTTTGTTTGCATTAGAAACCATCTTCTCAATTTCTACTGAAGTCATAGCATCACCGTGAGCATCAACTTCGTCTGGGCCACAGTACATTGGACTGATCTCTACCATCTCATCAGAAGACTCATCAAACTGTTTGATGACAGGGAGTACTTCTTCTGGAGCCACTTCCTTAGAAGATCCGCCAAAGTGTTTCTCAAAGTAACCTAGCACTTTATCTAGTTTAGTTTCTTGGGACTTAACTACATCCATGAACATATCAAGCTCTACAACCTCTGTAGCATCCTCTTGGATATTAATCTGAGAGTAGTCTTCGTTAGCTGTATAATTAAGCTTATACCCTTTATACATCTCAGCTTCATTATCAAACTTCTCAATGAAAAGTAATCCTGCTTCTTCATCGAAGTCTTCTACATAACTGTAACGATAGTCTTCAAGAGATCGTAACGCTTTGGTAAGTAACTTACGTTTATTGTTCGTAAGTTGTTTTTCTAATTTATTAGTCATATTTCTCCTCAAGACACCCTAACTGGATGCCCCATTCTCTAAGTTATTTTCTGAAGCATCCTGACCAGAAACATCTGTGGAAGTACCTTCACCTACTGTAGCCATACCGTCACCAGATCTAGAATCACCTTTACTTGTGTAATCTAAGTCATCAATACCTTCGATAGGGGCACCTAAGTCTTCAGCCATCCATTTCATAATAGCTGGAGTCATTAATCCTACTGACTTCATACGTTGACCAAACTTACCAGCTTCATCGTGAGATAGTTTAAACGGGTTAAGAGGAACAAACGTTGGCATATCTTCGTAGTCTAAATAGATACCGTTGGCAGCTAAGATACGAGGAAGTAATTGGTGATTAATTACATCAGCCTTCTCAGTCATATCACGTTCAACATAATACTTAAACGTAGTATTCTGATCTTTAGATAATGCGTTAGAGCCTGTACCATCCTGACCAATCAATACTGCTTGTGTACCAAAGGCGTTGTAGATAGCTTTGGTTTTCTCACGAATAATATCTGAGGTCTGGTATTGTTTTCCTGAACCTTGAATACCTTTAAGTTCAAAATCATAAAGATAATTACCGCTTTGGTCACGATCAGATTGTAAATGTAAGAAGGATGTCTTAGAGTTATGTAAGTCACCTAAATCTCTTTCAAACTCTGTCTTAGCAGCTAAAGCATTTGAGTAGTCAGGGTCGTCTGTATCGCCAGCTTTCTCAAACAATTCACTAGGAGATCGAGCTACAACAATACCACCTAAATCTTTAGAAACACCTGTAAGCTCATACTGTTCAACAATCTTCTTTTCAATATAAGATGTGAACACAGAGGCTAATGCAGGATTACCTTGAGGATTATTATTAGTGGAGTTGTAAGAAAAAATTAAGAATTCTTTGTTGCGGAAGTAAGGGTAATTATTGTACCCAGATAAATAACCATTGTTCACGTTAGTAGCTGGGATAGCTGCATTGAACAACCCGATAGCTTGTGTGGCCCTATCTTTCTTAAGGTTAGGTTTTTGAACAAAGCCTTGAACCTCTCTGAAGTTATCATCCCAAACCCAACCATAAACTGTCTTCTGGTCACGGGGAGCTAACTTCTTAAGAACCATACTACCTTTATACTTACCTTCTGTAGCTTTCTTCATAACTATATTCAGAAGGGAGAAACCATACTTAATATCTGTATTAGCGTTTCTCATTGCCTCTAACCAAGTACCATACTCTAAATTTCGAATATTGTGGTTTAAGAAGTTAGCGGCTATATCACTTGCTGGTGTACCTGTAGATTGAACCTTTCCTTCTGATAAACCAACAGTGGCTAAGAAAGAACGTATATCTATCGAGTTAGCAACGGCAGCATCTTCACACATCTGATCAAAAGTACATAAACGTTTCCCCATTTGGAGTTCCGTTTTCTTAAGATCTTGTATGAAGTTACCCAACCCTGCTATCCCAACCTGCCCCTTTTCTGAAGTATTAGGGACAGGTGTATTACTGGTACTCGCAGCTTTTATTACACTGTGAGTCTTAGACATTCATCACCTATTTAGTGAGTTCTTGGATTAACCATTTTTGAATAGCT